AAAAGTCCTTGAAGCTGTAAAAATCTTACTAAGTTCACCAGATGATATAGAAATTTTTAATAAGAAAGCTATTTATTTGTACATGAGAGAGATTACTGGCTTGAACACAAAACAGATTGTAAATTCTCTAAATAGGATGAGAAAAAAATATAAAACGTTCAAGACAAAATGGGATCGGGGAGATCAATGAGATATGAAAAAGACAGAGAAATATATTGAAGAAGTCATCAAAAATATCAGAGATGATAGGGACATAACTCGTCGTCTTCTTGATGATGTTATGGTTTATCTTAGTAAAAGCGAAGAAAGACACAAAGAGGTCGGTTTAACCGCCGCTAAATATGTTGAGACTCTTCAAAGATCAAATGAACAGTTAGTTAAAATCTCTGCTCTTTTACAAAAGGATGAATCGAAAAATATTGGTTTAACTGATGATGACAAAAAAGGTATCTTTGATTTGTTGCAGGAAAACCGAGATGACAGTTAAAACCGTAGAAGAAGTACTTCATGAGGCAGATAGAATAAATCGTCTCGGCCAAGAGAATACATGGGAATTGCCGTCAGGCAGATATACGCAGGATGAATTGGACACGCGCGGGACTTCGAATATTATAGCCAGCGCGGTAAATAAGGGAATTTTTAGAGACGGAGTAAATAAAAATCCAGGTATCCAGCGCAATACATTGGTAATGGCGACTACCGATCCAAAGAAAAAAACCCTCCCCATTTCGGCTTATGAGGAATTTCTCCTATCTCCGCCGGCAAAAGAAGGAACAACCCATAATAAAATAAAAGTTAAGACACGCTGTGCGGAATCAAAGGCTTATTGTGGAAAACCTAGCTGGAAATATTCTAACCCGTCGCCTGCTGAAATATATGAGAGAGAAATTAATTCTTCTTTGCAGTCCACCATTTTCGTTGATAAGGGCCGTAATCTTAAAGCAGGCCAATTTATTAATCAGATATATACAGACGACACACAAGATAATGCGAAATTTTTATCGATCGACACAGAGCGAGGTATTCTTGAGGATTTGGATGAGCTTGCAGCAAGCATGGATCCTAGCTCCTCAACTCCGTTCTTTGGCGATGGTACAATACGCACCGTAGCTGAAACAACAATATCAGATATTAGTACGCTCCCTGTCCGAAAAAAGCCTGACGAAACCCCAACAGTTGTAGAAGTTCTAGAAAAGAATATTTGGAAACCCGCATATAATCCTATAGTTGTTGGAACAACTATCTACAAAAAACCGTTGTGTTGGAGCAAATTCGGCCCACGAACTCTTAGTGGAGCAGGCACTACCAAGAAGGGTACGCGCTTTCATGCGGGTATCGATATCGGTGTCAGGGGCTTGATGCCAATATGCGCAGTCGCTGATGGCGTCGTTGTGTCCGCTCGCCCAATTACAAGTACTAAAATTAGTGTTATTATTATTGAACATACCAATGTTGTCGATGTTGATAATAAGGGGTGGAAGGTTAAAACTGCCTATATGCATAACTGTAAGATAGAAAAAGGAATTAAAAAGGGAGTTACCGTTAATGCAGGAGATATAATAGCTTATGTGGGGGGAAAACCGGATATGCCCGGCGCGGGCGGCACGACCGGTTACCATCTTCATTTCGAAGTTAGAATAACAAACAATGAAGATCAGGGTATGAAATTAAAGTATGGGACTGGCTATGTCGACCCACTTAGTTTTGAATATCCAAAATTATTAGTAATTCCGGATAAAAAGGCCAAAGATATTGTAAAAGCTCTTCAAAAGGAATTTTTCAATGGAGAAAAAGATTATTAAAGGAAACAAAAAATGGGATTAAGTTTATTATCACTAGTAGCAGATTCTTTATATATTAACTCGGCAGCAGATTTTTTCTTCAACCAAACACAAAAAAATATTGTCTCTAATATAGCAAGCAACACTACAGTGGCGCGAGGAATTGATGGAGACACAAAGTTTGTTAGTTTACCAGTATATAATTCCATAAAAAGTTCTAGGATTTATTCAAATCAGGGGTCTTCAATCTGCCTCGCGTCGGATGCTCCTGGTGGCCCAGGCACCGGCCACTCGGCTTTAGGTACTCCTGCTTCGAGTATAGATTTGGTAACGGGGAGACTTTCTTGCGTTCCAAATGCAGCAAACAATGGAAATATATATGTGAATGATAGTTTTGCGCATGACGCCGCTAGAATATATTGTTCTCAAACAACCGATTTATATAGTGCATTCGATTTGGTAAAAGGGGATAATCCTTCTTTTGAATCGCGATCTGGTGTGGGAATAAAGGCCGATGGGATTGCAATGATTGGCAGAAGTGGAATAAAACTCGTTACTTCTCCTCACGGAGATCATAATTCGAAAGGAGGAAAAGTTAGATCGGGTACAGGGATAGAATTAATAGCCAAAAATGATGATTCAGACATCCAGCCTCTTGTAAAGGGAGATAATTTAATCTTAGTTTTAAAAACTATATTTAAAAGAATTGACGTTCTTACTGATATGGTTATGAATTTGGCACAAACTAATATGAATTTAACAATCCAACTCGCGGCCCACACACATGTAACCACAGTTCCAATAATTATTGCGCAACCTTCCGTAGATTTAGCTCCTCAGGCCGCGCTGGCGATCGCCGATTACGCTGGCTATATGATAGGTGGTACATCATTAAAAATGAATTTATTATTTGATGATTTTAATCACCTGACTTCACTTGGGGGTGAATATATTAATAGCGACCTAAATAGGACCACTTAAAAAAATGGCTTTTCATAACATAAGCTGTCCTTCTGTTTTTCAAGACTGGACATTATCTAAAAACAAGAGAGTATATTTTGATTCCTCTAAAAATTCTTATGTCTCAAGCATTATAACAGCCCATGAGGTAATAAAAGATGAAAATTTAGGCAGCACATCCGCAGAATATTATAGAGATTTTATTATTGATGTTTTAGAAGAGGTGGCCAAAGATTACGACGATAAAATAATAGATGATTTGGTGTTAAAGGTTTCTTTACTCTCACATTATATTGACCCCTCTCCATATATAAAAGAAAAAATATTATTAGGCATCGCAGAAAGCGAGATAGGGGATCTACCAGATAAAAAATTATCAACGACAGACATAGAAAATACAACAGAAACTATTTTTAGTGTATCTACTTTTTTTACAAGAATAGAAAGTGTTGCTAATAAGTTTATAGAATATCAAAAATCATATATAATAAATCTCCATAAAGGCTCCGGAATAGTTTATTCCAATTTAGATTTTCAGATGGAATCTGAAAAACTTTATAAATTTAGAAAAAGCTTAAATGACTTAATCGATGCCAACGGTATTAATATCAGTGAATACGACACACTTAACATGGTTTTTGATGAAAATTTTATTCCAATAAGAATTCTACTATCAAGCGTCTCAATTGAAAATGAACCATTGACAAAACAATTTAAAGATTTTGGAAATTCGGATCCACAAAATAGAAATATAACGATGTTTTTTGTGTATAATCTTTCTAACTTGGAAAAAGATACAAAGAGGAATAATTTTACCTATCAAGACATAATTGATTCATATTTTTTTATTAAACCAAAAATTTCCACCTCCAATATTAATATAATAAAGAGGGCAGACAATTCTGGCGCGGCCTATTCTGTTTCCAATAGCGATACAACAAAGAAATTTGATTCATTAAGTAATATATCGCAACGCAGTATCCCCTTACTAAAAGATGAAATCTTATCTTCTGTGAGCAACTCACCCTGCTTAACCCCCGAAGATAGAAAGAAATTAAATGAAAAATTAGAAAGAGAATCCGAAAAGAAAGCAACCTTTGCTCAACAATATACAATGGCGGTACAGGATACCTTTTTTGTTAGTTTGCCCGAAGTTTTACAAAAAGTAGCCAAAAAACAAGGAGACGAAGCTCTTCAAGAGTTGGGAAAAAGCTTTCTAAACCGCTTGGGGTTGTGCGGAATCGGAGATTTGACTTCTTTGGTTGTTAATACAGTATTTTCTTATTTAAAACCTCAAGAATATGCTGATGAATTATCCAAATGTGCAATAAAAAATTTAAAAAATGAAAATCTTTCGAAATTAGAAATAGAATTAATCAGACTTGGGAAGAATACGGAAGTTTTAGAAAGGTATCGAGGCTTTGTGGGAGATACTATCCCTCCGTGGAAGACCGCCGGCTATGTTCCTCCTGATTATTATAAAGATTTAGAAACAGATGATCCTATAATAGAAGCATACACATTTAAAATTGGAGGCGCTGTTGATGATACAGAGATAGATTTTAGATTTTCGGCATATAAAGACTCAATCGTTGCCTCCGTTAACGCGCAAGACTTACTAAATACATTAACTAACGTATTCCCAGATGAAATGGGATGGTTAAGCTTCTTTACTGACTTAACTAAGAGTATTCTTGATAAGTGCAAAGCTCCAAAGCTCCACGCCCAGTCTGGAGCTACGGCTAATTGGTGCCAAGGACGCTTTCAATTACCTAAACTAAAAGAACTTCCAATTGCAGTTAGTGGTCTTACTCCCAAGGCGTCAGTAATTACGGGAATAATAGTAGAAGAGGTAAAAAGTCTGATAATCACTCTTACTGTGAAATTAATTGTTGCGACAATGAACCAATTATTTCAAATAATATCTGCGGGTGTCTCTGGAGATACAAATTATTTTAAGGAAAATGAATACATTCCAGATTTTTTTCAAAATGAAGATTATTTGCAAAATGCAATTTTATCTAAATCTGGGAAAAGCAAAAAGAATACAGATAATATCAATAAAGCAGTCAAAGAGGTAGCACAGAACAACTCACCAGGAATTAGCATAGAAATAGATAACGAAGAAGTTGATAAATTTTTAAAAGCTATTTCTATTGCGTTAGGAGAATATGAAAAAATAAAGCTTTTAAAGGGCGTAGCGGGAGATACTACTTTTCAAAAAGTTGAAGGGCTATTAGAAAGCGGAGATTTTCCTGGATTAAGACAAATTTTAAAAAATTATGGAGATATAGAGGCATTTTTCCTGGAATTGGGAAAAATGATAGATGTATCAAGCTTGGAAAAAGCATATTTTGATGGTTTATACAAATCACAAGGCTCCTTTTCTTTTTGTGAAGACGAAGATTTCGATTCGCTATCTCAGGCATATTCTCTAAATAAGCCTGGGATTACTGACGAACAAATAGAAAAAATGAAGGAAACCCTCAAGGACATCCAGCGAGATAAAATATGTTTTGCAGTGGATATGATTGGCGATCCATCCGGTCCAATTATTGGAAAAATTTCAGAAATTTTATCTGATAAAAATGGCCCGGTCCATAAAAAGATGAATGAACAACAGGCCGAATATCATAATTTAGTCGTTGAAAGCACTGTAAACACCCTAAAAGAGCTATATTATGCTGATTTGTTCAACTATTTGGGTCTTTTAGATTTAATTCTAAGTGTAAATGGAAATAGTTATGGCAATACTATTGCAATGATAAATAATTTAGTGCTTTCATTGAGGGCTTTCCCTGGCGCAACTATCGGTACCCTTAGTCCTGACAAATTAGAAGAAGAAGCAAAGTCAAAAATAAAAGTTTTGCTTATATATAAAAAACAATTAGAACTTAGTGAAGCAGATTATAATCCATCTCTTAATAAAACAAATATCGAAGTTAATTATGATGGAAAAAGTATATCTTATTTGGACAATGGCACAATCCGGATTAAAAGTGGTACCACCTCCATTTTGGATATAAAATCAAAGGAAACCACAGATTCTTTTGAGCCGGGATCCCAAAAAATTGCCGATCTTTTATCTGACTCTCTTTCTTTTCTGAGCGAAGCAGATAGAAGTACAATTATAATTAATTATATAAACGATATTCAGCCTTCAAACGTTAAAAAATATTATAGTGAAATTAGAGATAATTTGGAAAATAAGGGGTGGTTTTATCTTGGGTGGAAAAAAGATATGGGGATATATGACACATTAAATAATTCCAAAGACTTGATACCTCTTCTTTTAGGATCTCCGAGTACTTCAGCCAAAGACCTTTATAAGAATCTGGACGAGTTACCTCCGATAAAAAATATATTTAAAGCAAAGAAAATTCCATTTAATGATAGGTTAACAAAATCGGAAACAGTACAGAGATATTTGTATTTTAATTTAATAGTTCGAGTTATAATTTCGGAAATGTGTTGGAAAGCAACTGAAATGTTCGAAACATATTCCCCAACTCTCTTTTCAGAAGGCGATATAATATCTTCATATATATATGAAAAATTAATTCAAAATATGGATGAATATGGATTTGGTTCTGATAAAAATAAATTATCTTTTTTTGAAGATATGACTCAGGTGTATTTAAAATCTCTCGAAGCAGAAGCGTATGAAATAAAAAACAGTAATACACTACAAAGTATTGATAATATAAATGATCAAATTGCAAGTTGGATTAAGGGACAAACTACAAATGATAGAATAGATTTTTTAACTGATTTGGAAGGCGATATGAAAATTGTTATAACCGATATGATTGAAAATATTTTAGAAGATTGTATAGAAAGTTTTCAACTTGGATTGCGAGCAATGGAGGGTTTCACGCGCCCGATACCAGCATATTCTTCTATAAAAAATTATGTTTTAGAGAATTCTAGTTTAATGGGGGATTTGAAAGATGTCTTTCCAGATGTCAATGATATTGGGAAAGTTTCTCTTTCGTCAGATTTTGTTGGAGTTCGTTTGGAAAAATATATAAAAATATTTTATAAAGATGGTACAGAGAGTGTAAAAAAATTAGAAGATTTTCAAAAAACGATTGCAGATACCAGCCTAAATGGCGATATAAGTGATTTTTACGATAGTTGGAAATTTGGTATAAGAATTTCTTTAATTGGCCTGTATGATCTTTTGGGAGTTAGTTCTGATTTATTTAGCTTGGAAGATCGAGATTCAGAAAAGGCTTTCCTGTTAAAAAGCAGCGATCCAGTATTTAATTTTTATTTATTTCCATTGGTGAATTATGAAAAGCAAATTGACGATCAAAAAATAAGTTCATCTATTATTAATGGTTATAATAATGAAGAAATGATAGATAGTTTGTCAAAAACTGACAAATTCAATAATTTTTATTATAAGGGAATGAATATAGAAAATTTATTGTCTTTGAACACTATTTATACTAATGAAAACTTTTCCGATCTCTTAGAAACTGGCGATGATATTCGAAAATGGAAGGCACTTGATTTGAATAATCGCTCAGGAAAAGCATTTATTAATTCTAAAAAATATTTGTTTAAATCATTGAAAAAGGAACTTTAAAATATGGCATATGGATTTTCTCCAAAATTACCACTAACAGTTGATCAAATAGACGGTCCTTATAAACTACTTAAAACTGTTAAGGCAGTTGGTGCTCAAAATTTAAAGATGTTAGTTTTAACAAATCCTGGAGAAAGAATCATGAACCCAGATTTCGGAGTCGGTATAAATAAATATCTTTTTGAACAAGAAGCGGACTTTGCGTCAGGAGCAGTTAAAGAGCGGATTTATAATCAAACATCAAAATATTTACCATATATTAATTTAACAAATGTTGATATATTTCCAAGACAAGATCTTTCCAATGCGTGGGGAGTAAGAATAACATATTTCATTCCAGGTTTTACTACAACAGAAGAATTATTTTTAGATTTATTTTCTGATGGAAGTGAAGGAATTTAAGCGGGGAAAATAGATGGCTAAAAAGAAAGTTGCAATAGATTATACTTCAAGAGATTTTAATTCAATAAAACAATCATTAATTGATTATACAAAAAGATACTATCCAGAAGTTTATCAAGATTTTAATGAAGCTTCTTTTGGCTCTCTTATGATAGACACTGTTTCATATGTTGGTGATGTATTATCTTATTATTTGGATTATCAAGTTAATGAGTCTTTTTTACAGACTGCTTTTGAAAAGAAAAATATCATCAATTTGTCAAGACAGTTGGGATATCGATTTCAAGAAGTAGCGTCCTCGGCCGGCGAAGTATCTTTGTATGTTTTAATTCCTGCAAATGAATTTGGATTGGGCCCAGATACAAATTATTATCCAATTATTAGACAAGGAACTACGTTCACTACCGATCAAGAAAATAATTTTATATTAACAGAAGATATAAGATTTGACGATCCGGCAAATGAAATAGTTGTTGGAAGAATTAATCCCACCAATGGTCTGCCCACTCACTATGCAATCAAGGCAACAGGAAAAGTTATTTCTGGAGATATAAAGATCCTGCGCCGCACTATTGATGATTTTGTAAGATTTAGAAGATTGGATCTAGACATTTCAAATATAGTAGAGATAATATCCGTAGAGGATACGGATGGAAATAATTATTACCAAGTTAGTAATTTGGTTCAGAATGTTGTTTATAAATCTTTTCCAAATAAAAGTAACAATTTTGATACGGTAAAAGAAATATTGAGGCCAATCGAAGTACCTCGAAGATTTATTTTTGAATTTGATGGAGAAAATTATTATTTGCAGTTTGGTTTTGGCTCCGAGGATGAATTAACAATAAATCCCGTAGCAGATCCTTCTTCGGTTTCATTAAAACTATATGGCAGAGATTATGTTAGCGAGCTTGATTTGGATCCCTCAAAATTAATGTCCAGTGATACTCTTGGAATATCTCCTTCTAATACACAATTAAAAATAACATATAGAAGAAACACTAGTTCTAATCCAAATGCTCCATCTGGAGCAATAAGAAATATTTCCAACATGATTATTGATTTTGTAGACTTGATTTCTCTCGATGCGGCAAAAACGAATGCAGTTCGTTCTTCTTTAGAGGTTAAAAATTCTGAACCTATAGTTGGAAGCTCTGTTTCTCCATCTAATGAAGAGATAAAACAAAGAGCAATTTCTTATTTTGCTACACAAAATCGTGCCGTCACTTTAAATGATTATGAAGCAACAACATATGCGATGCCGGGGAAATATGGTTCAATTACTAGATGTAATGTGATTGTTGATCAAGATTCTTTTAAGAGGAACTTAAATTTATATATTTTAACGTCTGACAAAAATAAGAAGCTCGTTGTTGCTAATAGCGTTTTGAAAGAAAATTTAAGATTTTGGATATCAAATTACAAAATGATTAATGACACAATCGATATTGTGGACGGCAAAATAGTGAATATCGGTATAAATTTTGAAATAATCAGCGATCCAGATTTTAATAAAGTAGAAATTTATTCTAAATGTATAGATGTGTTAAAAGAAAGGCTTCAAAATCCACTACAAATGGGTGATCCATTTTATTTGACAGATATTTATTATGAATTAAATAGAATTCGCGGCGTCGTCGATACTCAAAATGTATTTTTAGTCAATAAGAAAGGCGGCATTTATTCAGACGTTGGATATAATATAGCTGAAAATATATCTCCAGACGGTAGATATTTGGCGTGTCCATCAAATGTATGTTTAGAAATTAAATTTCCAGATGTTGACATCAAGGGTACGGTTAGATAATGACTATTAAAAAATATTTTTCAAATTCTGATAATACGATAACAAACGCGTTCAGGGCAAACTTGCAAACTCGCGGCACAGGCGCAAATATGGGCCTATCAGATGTCCTTGAGACCTTTTCTATTTACGGACAAGCTTCTTCCGGGTCTACTGAACTTGAGAGAATACTAATCGAATTTCCAGTTAGTCAAATTACAGCAGATAGGGCGAGTAACATTATTCCGGCATCTGGCAGCGTTAGTTTCTATCTCAATATGTATAACGCGCGCAGCAATCAAACATTGCCGCGAGAGCTTAAATTGGTAGTTCTTCCCATATCTCAATCTTGGCAAGAAGGAACCGGCTTGGATATGGAAGAATATAAGGATGTCACAAAGGGTAATGATGGCTCCAATTGGGTTAATGCAGGAAAAGCTGCCCCCTGGACAAAAGAGGGTGGTGACTATTTAACTTCTTCATATTCTCAAATTTTTCCAATAGGAAATGAAGATTTGGAAATTGATATAAGTGCACTTGTCGAAGATTGGATTGACGGAACAATTACAAATTATGGTATCGGAATTCACCTAACGTCGAGCCAGGAGGCTTATTTTTCAAATTCTTTGGGTGCAGATGTTGGAAGTCAGTTATTTAATCCAAGCGGATCCACGGATACTTATTATACAAAGAAATTTTTTGGAAGAGGAACTGAATTCTTCTTCTCAAGACCAACAATACAGGCCCGGTGGGATTCCTCGATAAAAGACGACAGGGGAAATTTCTATGCCAGTAGTTCTTTAGTGCCCGCAGTAGATAATATAAGAACACTTTATCTCTATAATGTAATAGGGGGAAGATTAAGAAATATCCCAGCAGTTGGAACCGGTGAAATTTATGTTAAAGTATATACATCAGCATCAGCAGGGACAGATTTAACCCCGACCCCTATAACAGGAGGTTATGTTTCACTTGGTATTTATTCGGCATCTTTCGCTTTAGACACGACCGCCAGTACAGTATACGACAGGTGGTATAGTTCTGGATTGTCGGATGTTTATCATACTGGGGCCTTTAATATAAAACAATATGCAGCAAGCACATATAATCCATATGGAAATTTAGTGACAGCGCTTACAAATCTGAGACCGGTTTATACAACTTCCGAGACAGCAAGATTCAGATTTTATGAGCGACAAAAAGATTGGGCCCCGACTATTTACACAGTGGCCACCACAGTAACAGATACACTTGTTAATGAAAGCGCATCTTATCAAATTTATAGGGTAATAGACGAACTAGTTGTAGTTCCATATAATACGGGAAGTGATAGGGGAACACAAATGTCTTTTGATGTAAGTGGAAATTATTTTGATTTTAAAATGGATCTTCTAGAGGCTGGGTATTCTTATGGGATTAAAGTAGCTTATTACAATGAGACAGTTAATAGTTATGTCGAACAGCCTTACGAGTGGAAATTTAGGGTAGAAGAAGTATGAGTATTAGAGACCTTTTTGATGGCGATGTTCCATACAAAATATTAGCCGAAGAGCCCTCTGATTTAAGACGAAATGGTGAATCTCTAGATAATATAAGTGAGACTTTTAAAAATCGTAATCGTCTTATTCCACAAGTTGACTTTTCTGATCCTGAGAGTTTTGCTCGATATGGATCCGCTAAAACATATTATGAAGATGCTATAGCGAGGATCTATGAAGAATATCCCTACGATGGCTCTTCGAAAGAAAAGCAAAAATATTTAAACGAATCAATATATATTGATTTATATATTTTAGATAATCTTTACCCACGAAGAAATGGATATATTGAATTATCAGCAGATGGGTGGGGATCCACTGCCCCTGGCGGTTTCCCCAATGCATTAAACTATTATTATGGCCATCCTGTTGTTGATGAATACATCTATTTTGAAGGAGGGCCCCATACTGCTTCGGAAGGTATGATTGGAAAGACACTTAATTCAACTTTTGATGATTCAAATGTTTATGATACCAACATATATGATGATGTTGGATACACCGGCAAAGGATCCAGAGAGAGTAATCTTAAAACCAATTTTGATAATGGAATAACTATTGAATTTTGGTTGAAGAAAGAAGGTGTCGACATAAATAAGACCCGAAAAGAAGTGATTTTTGACTTGTGGAATAACACAACGTCGTCGCTAGGATCTTATGGGAGAGTCACCCTTGAATTAAACGCCCTTGACTTGGTTACATCGTCTCCTCAACCATTTAAATTAACTGTTAGGTCTGGTTCTGATGGTTTCATGAATCAACCTTTCGGATCTTCCATCACCCTGACGACCCTGAGAACTTTTGGGCATTATGCTTTTAGAGTATATAATTCTGGATCAACATTAAATACTGATTTTTATATAAACGGAGACCTGATAGAATCAACTTCATCCGGATCAAACCTTAATGAAATTACAGGCGCCCTGAATGCACAAATAGGCGCTCTTATCACATCTGCATCAAATGGAACCTCGGATTTTGCAGGTCGCGGATGGGGAAAACTTTCTGGCTCTGTTGATGAGTTTAGATTTTGGAAAGAGTCAAGAACCTCTGAAAACATTGGGCGAAATTGGTTCACACAAGTATATGGAGGGTCAAACACCGATATATCAAACGCATCTCTTGGTGTTTATTATAAATTCAACGAAGGAATCACGGGATATTCTTCTATTGACTCAACAATTCTTGACTATTCTGGCCGTGTTACGAATGGCGCTTGGACAGGATACACCTCAAATTCAAGAACAACCGCCTCCGCGATGGTCGAGGCAGGCGCCGCCCTATCTGAATTTAAAGATCCAATTATTTATTCAGAACATCCTAGTGTTGTAGTACTAAATAATTCATTATCTGCCACCGGCAGCTATCATGATTACCAAAATTCAACATCTTTATACAATAACTTTCCCAATTGGATTATTGACCAGGATGCCGATGGCACTGGAAATATTAAAAAACTTACACAAATAATTTCAAGCTATTTAGACTCCCTTCATCTTCAAATTGAACAAGTTAACAAGATTAAAAATATAACATATGTGAGTGGTAGCGATAAACCACTTCCCTTTGCGACCGAACTACTCGAAAATGTCGGATTGGTGGCACCAGAAATATTTGCTGATGCCTCGGTGTTAAATCAGGTCTTTTCCAGAGATGAAAAAAAGGATTTTGCCGATACTTTATCTAATATTAAAAATATTATATATAAAAACATTTACAATAACATTGTATCCATCTATAAATCAAAAGGAACATCAAATGCTTTTAGAAATTTGATTAGATGTTATGGAGTTAGTGAAGATTTAGTCAAAATAAATGCATATGCCAACAATTTAGTCTATAATTTAAACGAAAATTATGATTTTTCATCAGCAAAAAAGAAATTTGTAGATTTTTATAGACCAGATACCTTTAATTCTACCATTTATCAACAAACGGCGTCCGGAAACCCAAACAGCGTATCTTTTATTTCGGCATCTGGCGGATCTCTGGAAGAATATACGTCTTTTACGACAGAAATAGAGGTAATTTTCCCCAAAAAGAAGTCAATAGACAATCTTACTTTCTATATAACTCCTTTTATAACCTCTTCGATATGTGGTTTTCATACTGCGGTCCCTTCAACACCCACAGACCTTACTTGGGCCTCCACAGACTACGATTTACAGGTATATTCAGTAAAACCAGATACAAATGGGAACACTAAAGATGGATATTTTCTAGTTACTAGCTCCTTTTTTGGAATTGAGCTACAGAGTGACACGATCAAGGACCTATACGATAATAAGAAGTGGAATATCGCGCTAAGGGTTAAATCATCGAAGAATCATGCAGATTTGGTAGACGGAACAACCTCAACAAACTATGATTTAGAGTTTTATGCCCTCAATACAATTGTGGATGTCCCTCAAGAAGAGATATCGTTGACAAGCTCCATCACTGTTGATGGAGAAAAGTACTTAACGGAGCCAAAAAGGCTCTATGTGGGCGCTCACCGCCAGAACTTCACTGGATCAACCATACATAGATCAGATATTAAAGTATCCAGCTTCCGATACTGGATGGATTACTTAAATGACAGCGTAATTCAGTCGCACGCTAGAAATACCAACAATTTTGGTACCTATTCTCCTTATAAAAACGCTTATAACTTTGTAACATCTTTAACTGGCACAAAAATTCCAGAAATTGAGACTCTTGCTCTCCACTGGAGATTTGATCAAATAAGCGCCTCGGATAATGGGGGGGGAGTACCAACTGTTCCCGATGCTGGCTTCAATGTATTGGATTATTCCTCCGGATCTTCGGAAATGGCTTCAAGATATTCTTGGTTGGGAAATGTTGTCGGAAAACAGCACTCTGGCCGGGCAGACTTCTTTTATCCAAATGATAATAAGGTAATAAATGTCGAATTTATACCAATCGCTAAACAAACCACACCAGAATTAGTCAATTCTTATGATATGGTGAAGGTTTTTAATATTGAGGACGAGCAACTCTTCACAAAGCAAACACGTCCGGTTAATTTTTATTATATGATAGAAAAAAGCATGTACCGAGCAATAACTGACGAGATTGTTAATTACTTTGCTACTATTTTGGATTTCAACAACCTAATCGGTGATCCCATCAACCGATACCGTCAGGAATATAAAAATTTACAGAAATTAAGGAACTTATTTTTCGAAAGAGTCCAAAATACCGTTGATATTGAAAGATATATCGAGTATTATAAGTGGATAGACGAATCTTTATCACAAATGTTAGTGAGTTTGTTCCCAGCCAGCGCCGTTAAACAAGATGGCATGCGTATAATGGTGGAAAGCCATATTTTAGAGAGAAATAAGTATTGGAACAAGTATCCAACCCTTGATTTGAAGCGGGATGATCCAGAAGGGGGAATTCGCGGGATAAACGAGCTACTTTATGATTGGGAATATGGTCACCGCCCTATAAACGATTCCGAGAGTGAATCGTGTTTCTGGTGGAAAGAGAGAGCAGCAAGGGACAAAGCGCCTCTTGCAACCGGAGACGCAGGAGTCGATGCAGATAAAGAAAAGATCTTATCGGCCACATTATCGGTTTTGACAAGAAAATATTCCACTCCATTTAGGATGACAGTGGAAAGATCTGAAATTATAAGCACCGGTTTAACTTCAAATAACAATAATATCCGCTCTAATGTAAAAAGCGCGATACAATTTGGTAATTCTGCCGGAATTATCATCGAAGAATCACAAGTTAAAGGATTGAAGGTTTGTAGTGATATTTTAATTCCTAATTTGAAACAAAAATTCTCTTTCGAGGCAGCGAATCAAGATGATAGGGAGGGTTATGCTACTGGTGAGGGCGATCTACTTGTTCCATTCATTGCAGTTAGTTCATCTGTCACAACAGGGTACAATAATAAAATTAATGCGGATTTTAAGCCGGGATTTGGGGTAAATAATCTTCATATTGATTCATATATAGATTCCGAAGTCCCATTACAGGGCCCATTTACTGAGAAGTGGGTTGGTGGAAACCAACACAGACACGTTCCTCTTAATCAGGGTACTGATACTGTCACAGACCGACCCGAAGCCTGGGCATTAGAATTTCAGACCGGCCCAACGGCGATGAAATTTGTACATCAGCCTGTGAATTTGCCCCGAGCCGTGTTTTATCGAGATTTGGTAGCAAAAAGTCCACTCAATATCAAGAATATCAAAGATAACACGACTACTGGGGAACTTGGAAACTATAGTCAAGATTATCAAATTGTTCAAACTTGCGGAAGAACTGAAAATAATTCCGCTTTTGTAAAAGCCGGCGGCTTTGAAGCTCCAGAAATTCCATCTCCCTATATTGCTGGATTAGATGATTACACAAAATTACAACGAGGAAGATCGGCGTGGGTCTTTGTTAATCGGTTTTCTTGTCCTGGAGATGCTTCCACAGCCGGTGATTCTGATGGCGGGCCTGGTTTAGATCCGGATGCTGCTGAATATTCTCTGTATAATAGCATTAATTATAGAAATTTCGCCGTAAGAGATCCTTATAGACTCTTGCTGGCATCGCATGTAAACCAATTTGGGTATTATGCCGATACATTTAACCTCGGTGTTGGCTCTTCTTCAGTTAATTCGCTGAATTATAATGGAACCGGCAGTATATACCAGGTTAATCGCAACCCGATCAAACAAATGAAGGAATCAGGCTCAACAACGATTACAGCATCGGTCTATGACAACTTTTATGTCCAGCACCCAATTCCGAGAACAGATTTACAGTATGCTTGGATAACAGCTTCGGCTATTTCCTATGATATATTTGGGTATCTTCCTTATAGCGGAGAGGGGGATTTGGTGACATTCTCTTCTGCGAGTGATTTCGCTTCATATTATAATCCCGGACCAATTTTGGCATTTGATCAACAATTCGGAAAAGATAAAAGAGCATTCATTGTTGGCGGAGGAGTAAATGAAACAGAATATCTCCCGACAGTCTATAATTGGTTAAATTATAATGTCTATGAGCCGCTGGAATATTTGAATTCTTTTATAGGATTCAGTCCAGAAGATGTGGACATTTCAAGTTCTTTAAATATCGATTTAATTTACTCTGGTTTATTTGCCTCCGGAAAGCCCTCTTTATTGAACGCCACTCTCCTCAAAAGAAACGGCCCATATCAACACCCCTCTTGGAAACAAACCCGAGGCTATGAAAATCCATTGGTTAAAAAGTGGAATAGCTCGAATATAACTGCGTATAATTTGGAAGATGATAGCTTTAAATTGAGAGAAGATCCTCCCATCATTTCCAAATATAAGTCGCTTAGGCACATTTTAAAGGTCGCTAGACAAGATATCGCAGGTGGCGCACCGGTGATAACTCTCGATGATTTAAAAATCTATAGTACTTACGGAAATGAAATAACACTATTTGCCAATAAACTCATTTCCCCAGATATTGAAAAATCAAATGAAAATATACAAACTTCTTATAATAAGATTTTAAATTTGTATATCAATAATGCCCTAGACGCTACATCTAATCCTGTACAAGCACTTGTATATCTGGCTTATGAAGAACAAGTATATCCATCATCAATTAATTGCTATAGCAAAAGAAATAGAGAAAGAACTGGATATCAAAATACTTTTTGGAGAGATTCCAGATTAAATAGAACAACTCTTGGCGAATCTAAATTCGGAGGAGCAAATTCACAAGGATTTGTGGTTTCTCAAAGCGCCTGGGGATTGGACACAGCAGAGCAATTTGGAACAGGTCTTTCGACATATATAGCTGAAAGCGCATCTATTGGCGCCGCAGGCGAGCTTCAAAATGACTATACGTTTGCATATAGACTTATCGGAGGTCTCACAGGAGAAAGGAAAAATTTACGACCATCGCCAATATATGCAAGAAAACACACACTTGGATCTTGTTTATCTGTTATGGATCCCTTCGCAATCAATCAATGGATTGGCACAAAATCCCCTTGTAACCCCCCAGTGCCCGGCAGCCAAGAATGGCGATATGTGTCCGTTCTTACGGCTTCAATATATTTGGATCCCACCGAAGGCTTAGGTCAAGATTCTTGGCCTGGGGTTACGGAATTTAACGACCTTGGTCATGTTTCAATTTTTGGTGGTAATGCTAAATTTGAAGCACACGAACAAGCAGGTTATGTTGAGGATGGATCTTTTGTTTCTTCTCCTTCAACTCCTTTTTACGATAAATATGAATTATATAATCTTAATATGAGATTAAAAAATAAAGACTTGTCTCTTATTCCGGAATTTAGAATAAGTGATCATATTTCTAAATATTTAAATAACAGCAATGGTTGGCTCGCGACGAACTCTTCACAGTTTTCAATTTTTGGAGTTAACGAGAATAATACTCAAACAGTTTTATACAAAAAAACAGATGGAAATGTCGCTTCGTATTCCACTCAAATCTCGGAAAACACCCCACAGAATAGTTCTGAAAATGAATTTTATAGAATTTACTCTTTCTCGGATTTTATGGAACATTTTGAAATTATTAATGACAAGCATGAGGATTTTGTTGGTGATGAATTTCCAAAAACCCTAACTCTTTCCTGTAAAGCATTAATGAAATTTATTCCTTATGATGGCTTTTACCCCGCTGAAAGAACTTTAGAGATAGCCGAAAAATTTAGAGATATTTATGAACCCGCCATAGAGGGATCTGAGACTTTTTCTGGCGATGACCAACATTTGAAGATGAGGCCAATAATGGCGCCCCTGTTTTCTCCCGGAATATTATATAACACAATTAAGTCTGGAATAGCAGTAGATTATCCAATTTATACTAGCTCATATGACCCCATTCATTATTATAATAATAGCGGCAACGCTACACCACCCGCACCGGAAGATTTTAGTGATTATTATGCAATAGGTACTGCAAGTGTAGATATCGGCCGCTGGCACTTTAGAGTTCCATTTGAATCTATTTTAGAACCAGAAAGCCTAAATGGTTTGCCGATGCAGGATATGGAGCCCCACCCATCTTGCTCATTAAACGGCCTTTATTCAAAAATTAATACAACCGATAAGTCTACTAATGAGTATAAATTGGCTATTAATAATTTTTTAGGAGAGACAATAAAATTCTTCCTTAAGGACGGGGAACTTACAACTATACAAAGTCGTCAGGAAAATTATTTTAAAACGGTGAACTCCGCCGTCTCTTATGCAATGAGAATAAAAATAAGAAGAAGCATGACGGGGATAAAAAGAGAAACGTCCGAATGGGCAACTCCGCAGGAATATTTTTCAACAGAGATAACTAAGAATATAAATACCGACAACAATACTTTCACAGATTATAGGATGGCAACATTAAATATGTACAGCCGCCCCACCGCATTTGGGCCCCCTGTTGCCGGAACCGGATCTTTTGGCGACGACGCCACGATTCCAGGCGGTAATTCTATGAATAATCCTAATTTTCTCGGCGCCGATGGCTTCTTCGCCACCTGCATTAGTACCACACCGGTGCAATGGATTTACGCGCCTCCGCGAGTAAACGACGGACTATATGGCTACAATGTTTCACATACACCACCATATTATAGTGGGGAATCTTGGATAGATATTATTTATACTCCCACAGCAGGAGGAAAACCAACAATCGATGACATCCAAGCAAATTCAAAAATAGTTTGCTGGAGAATCGACGGGCTTGATCCACTCGCGTGGTCAAGTGGTGAAGATATTTCTGATCAAAAATTTCCAATGCATAGCTCAAGTGTTAACGAATATGCAATGCAACTTACTTCTTCTATAAATATCTTTAATAAGTTGTTTGTAGAATCTGCAACAGATGAAACACAAAAAAATCCAAGTTGGGCAATTCAGACAAAATTTGAAACCCCAATTTTGAATTTCGGCCCGTTTGGAGAGGCAAATTATTCAGATATTAGAGGGAATCATTATTTAGATAATATAACTCTCCCGACAACGAGTAGCGCTCCGTGGGAAGGGTACGGCGGACAAACAACGACTCCAATAGGTATGTGGCACCAGTTTGGATCTATACCCTCCGGAGATCAGGGAGTATATTTAGAAGTCGGTCCAATACCAACGCCATGGCTGAATACCAGAGCAACAAAGGGTGATATATCTACCATATACGCCTCTATCGACCAAGATCAATCATTATCAGAGATTACTGGATTTACTGGAAAAATAAATAAGAAAAGTAAGACAATTGGAAAACTCGCAGATTCAAAAACGGTTTATGAAGCCGTCGTTGCCGTCCCATTTATTGAGGGAGTACATTTGGCTGCAACCTCTCGCAAAATAACAGACAAAAATATCGGAAATAGTTTGTTTTTTGAACTTCCTACTATTGCCTCGTTCGGCCCGGATACAAAAATTGAAAATAGAGATCCCAAAGGATTATTTCCATCTGGTACGAGTCAGGATATTCTAAACATGGCCGATATGGTTTGGAAAAAATATGTTTTCCCTCCTCAATTTGATTTTATAAGAAATCCGTCCGCAAAACCGGTTGCGATGTATGTCTTCGAATTTGATCACACATTTGATAAAAATGATTTATCTTATATCTGGCAAAATATCGCTCCAAAGTTTGGGACACAATTTAAAGAGGCGACTGCAACTATTTCTCATAAACTTTTAGGTAAGGAAATGTTGGACGAAATGAAAGATAAGGTAAAATGGATGGTATTCAAAGTAAAACAGAGAGCAGAAACTAGTTATTATAACAATTTATTAACGAGACCCCCAGAAGATACTAATTCTGAAATAAATTATGGTTATAATTGGCCTTATGATTATTTCTCGATGGTTGAGTTTGCAAAAATAAATGCCACAGTATCGTATGGTACAGATCCCTTCGAGCCACTCGCTAGCGGAGTCCCCACTACTTCTATATCTAGTCCAACTTCTCAAGGCTCCCTCCCTCCATTGGCTGGTCAGGATAAGGGAAATACAAACAATACATCTACTAAAAATACTAGACAAGCAAAAACACAGGAACAAATAGGCGCCTCAATCGCAGCTAAAATAAAATTAGAGGATAAAAAGAAATAATGCTTTTTTTAAATAAACAAGAAGAGGTTTTAGATATTCAATTAACTCCATACGGAAAACATCTTCTATCTAGAGGAAAATTCAAGCCCGTTTATTATGCTTTTTTTGATGATAATATTTTATATGATTCTGAGTATGCCGGGTTTGAAGAAGATCAAAATGAAATTCAAGCCAGAATAAAAGATTCTACTCCTCAACTACAAGCACAATATAAATTTACTGGGAAGTTCGAAAAGACAATTGAGGTTGATTTTGGTACTGGCGATAAGTTAGTACCAACAATTCCGTCGATGAGGACCAGTCTAACAAGCGATTTAGGAAACTCCAAACCACTGGAAAATAAATATCCGGCCATTAATTTAAGATTTTTGAAAGGAGAAGCCAACTCTTATGACTTGTCATACAGGACAAAATTTGGTGATAAAATAATTCCACAAATTAATTTAACTTTGGAATATTTAATATATATCAATGCTATCTCTCTCGATTCAACCGCAGAGATAGGAACACCAATGGATTCACACGATGCAGATGTATATTTTGAAGATCAGTTGTTGGATTCAAGTTTTTCTTCCCCCATAGCACAAGATGGAACCTTTTTGTCAATTGTCAACGATTATATATTGGCCGATATTGTTGAGGAGAATACTGATTTTAAAATGGAAAATTTTAATATTGAAGTTTTTAAGGTTGTTACCAACCCACCGGAAGAAGAAGAACTTATTTCTTTAAGTTTTGCCAAGAATATTCAAGAAAAAATTGTTAATAACATACTTTTAGACAGTCCAGATGAAGATGCAGATTTAGAGTTAGTTTTATGTCCTGATAATGTAGAATACTATTTTGATATTTTTTATGATCATGACATAGACAGAGAATTAATCAGTAATTCTGTAAGTCTTTTGAGATCCGAGGGCTTTTATACAGATGAAGATTTTGTTTCAGAGGACAATCCCTTTGTGAGACTGGCAAATTCTGATATTTATGGAACAAATGTTACACCAGATGATATAGAAGATTGTGAAGGAGAATAATATATAAATGGCAACAAAAGATACATCAGGAGCCACAGGTACGGGGGCAACAACATATAAAAATCCAGCTTTGAGTTCTCTATCGGCGCAAAATGTGGCAGTCATAAAAACAAAAGTAATGGATATAACGCTTAATTCTACAGTCGAGGGCTATTCAGTAGAAATTAATTATG